CATATCGAAGACCCACATAGTTTTCATTCAACTCAAGAGTAAAATGAACTACGTTCTTACCTTGCTTCATTGCTTCAGCACCCAACTTGGATAGTACCCAACTCTTACCACTACCAGCACAAGCTGTAATAATACCTAGTTCACCGGCTGCCAATCCACCATCCATAATTGTATCAATTTCAGTCCAATTGGTCTTAACACAATTACGACTCATTACACTCATACGTTTTTCAACGTCTTCAGTATAATCATGACCGATATTACGTTCCATACCGGCTTTCATTGCTTGATCTACAACATGTTTAATCTTGTCATACTGACCAATTTCAAGTAGATCCGCACTTTCAATAATAGCATTCTTTAGCTTTTGATTCTTACAGAACTCTAGGAACTGTTCCTTTACGAACTTTAGATCGTTATCATTTACCTTTTGGTAAATAAGTTTTAGGTTATCTACGATACTCTTTTTTAGAACATCGTCAGATACACTGTCAATTTTAATTTTGAATACCGTTAATGTTGGTAGATCTTTATACTCGTTGAAGTATGCTAGACTCTCTTTTAGAATCCACTTATTAGCATCGCTTTCAAAGAAGTCTACCTCAATAATATCGTTAATACGTTCGATAAACGAACGATCTGATATAAGGCATGAAATGCACTTGAGTTGAAAATCCCGACCATATTTAATTAACGAATCAATTACTTTTTTATTTTCCATAAAACAACTATACCACTGAATTTAGTGTTACTCAACTTTTATTTACCGACATTTTTTTATTCTACAAACGAATTTAGTTTGCCAAAGCATTCCTGTAACCAGATATGGTAATTTGGAATGTTGTTCCACATTTTATCTTCTGTAATTAGCTTGGAGAAGCTAATCTTATCAATCTTTTTGACAGGAGTATTGATAATCTCTTCTACACGAAGCTGTGTAAAAGATTGAATTTGTGTATTATGTAACTGCATTAATTCATAATTACGTCCAAGCAATAATTTATTATCCAATACAGTTTCATAAATCTTGTATTTGCTTTTATGATTCTCGGAATAATTATAAATTTGTTGTAAACATGCCTGATCTTCGTTAGCAAGAAAAGGAAATGCTTTCACAACTCTCTTTAAACCAACACCATCCAAACCAGGAATGTTATCACTTACATCACCTTCCATAACCCTATAAAAAATAAAGTTATTACAAGTAATGCCATATTCATCTAATATTTCTTTACACCCAAAAACTTTCTTTTTTGTTGGACTCCAGATTTTGATCTTATCGCTTGCCAACTGAAGGAAATCTTTGTCTGTGGACATAATTGTTACATTACTGTCCTTGAAAGTTTCTTTTGCTAGATAAGCAATTGTATCATCTGCTTCTATTTGATCAATTGCCATAACCGTTACAGGCAATGTATCTAAATAGTTTACAGTACGAATCAATTCCTTTTTAAAGTTAACAGACTCAATCTGTGAAGAAGATAGTTCTTCATAATTACGGTTAAGTCTAATATCAGTCTTTCTACCGTTTTTATAATCTGGATAAATCTTTCTACGTTTCTGACTACCACCTTTGCCATCAAATACAATAATAACTCGGGTAGGAGAAAGTAACTTAATTGCATATCCAATGCTCTTCAAGAAACCAGCAATACCGCCAGTATGCAATCCATCTTCATTGAGTGAAGGAATGGCCATAAAACTACGAATGTAAGTATTAAGGCCATCCACAAGGAGAATGTCAGAATTGGTGTTCTTTTGTAGACCATCATTTCCAACACCCTCCTTGATGTTTTCAAACAAGGAGAACAGTTTTTTCTTTTCAGATGAACTGAATCCACTCATGTGTTATTCTTCGTTGCCTGCAGTTTCTTCTGTGTCTATAACAGCATCCTCAATAATTTGACTATTAGGATCTTTATACTTCATGATTACAGCATCACAAATCTTCAAGTAAACTTCTTCACTCAATTCTTTGTCAGTCTGCATTACACTCACAAAGTCCTTGGATTGGAACTTCCATTCACTACCGTCGTTCTTCTTATATGTGTAATAAGCACCGCCTTGTTTTACCAAGTTGTTTTCTTTCAATACTTTGATCCAAGAACCATAATCTGCAATTCCACTATCAAAGTAAATATCGAAACTAGCTTGACGTTGTGGTGGTCCCATACGATTCTTTACAACCACCGCTTTACATTCGTTTCCAATAATCTCTTCACCTCTTTTGAGTTTACCAGTATTATTCAAACGAACACGAACACTACAATGATAAGCAAGTGCTTTACCACCACTAACTACATACTTGTCACCAAATGCCATAGCATTTAGATTCTGACGTAGTTGATTGGTAAACACAGTAAGTACTTTCTGACGACCAATCATAGTAGTAATCTTACGCATTGCTTTGCTGATAATAATAGACTTGCCAGTAGCATAACCATCTTTGCCATGATCACTTTCAAGTTCTACTTTGGTAGATGCTGCTGCTACAGAATCTACAATGATTGTAAGAATACGATCTTTGTTGCTCTTACGAACAATTGCGATCATTCGTTCCATCTGAGCAAAAATATCTTCAACGGTTTCACATTGAACATATAGTAACTTAGACAGATCTACACCAAGACTCTTCCAGAACTCAGGTGCAGCTGCGTTTTCAGTATCAATTACTACAGCAACTCCGCCCTTCTTCTGTGTATCAGCCACAACGTGTGCTGACAATAGACTCTTACCAGTACCTTCAAGACCATTAAATTCAACCATCTTGCCAACTGGTAGTCCTCCGTGTGGACGATTGCTAATCGCTAAATCCAAAATAGAAGAACCTGTACTAATCCAATCAGTAATTTCTGAAGGATTGTCTTGTTCATCTAGGAAATGTGCGATTTTACCACCGTCTTTATTTGCTTTGTTAAGCTCATTCGCCAACATTTCGATTAATTCGTCACGTTGACCCGTCGTATCTTTTGTAACACTTTTCTTTGCCATAACATATATAACTAGAAAGCCGGTGGGGTATAAAAACTCCACCGGCTTATTTTTATTTTTTAGGAGTTAAACAAATCATCAAATGCTTGTTCTACACTATCCTTACCTTTTGCTTTAGCAGCAGTTGGTGAAGACGGAGCTGGAACAGCCTTTGCTGGCACATCAAATGGAGCTTCATCATTTCCGTCAGATGGTGCAGCTGCGGTTGATACAGTTGCATCAGCTGATTCAGTATCTGGATTCAACCACTTATCCATAACTTCCTTAAGTTCTTCGTATGAGAGTTCTGGGAATAGATCCAAGATGTTTACTTGAGCCTTTAGTGCTTCAAGCAACTGACTGTTTTTTGGATCAACCGCAACACTCACATTTGGCTTAACACGAATGCTGGTTTCTGGGAAACTAGCTCCGCCTTCAGCTGTCTTGAATTCTACAACAATATCACGACCACTTGTTAGATCGGTAATATCACCGAAGTCAGGATCGCTGATGATCGATAAAAGTTCTTGATAAACTTGCTTACCAAAGCCCCAGAACTTAACTCCTTCGTGTTCCTCGCCACGTACAATTACAGGAGCAAATGTACGCATCTTTGGTTCCATCTTACGACCCATCTGCCAATCTTCCTTAGAACCAGTCTTCTTCAAACGGTTACTAAACTCAACGATTGGATCTGGGCGACCAAAACTATCAGGAGACAGATAGGTCTTGTTGTTGATGTTATAATGGAACTTTAGTTCGATGAACGGATTATCAGGTTCGTACTTATAAGGAACGATACGAACTACTTGTTTACCGGGCTTTGGTTTCCAAATCAAGTTAGATTTTTGATTTGTGTTTGAAAGGGAGTTCAAACGACTCTTTAGCTTACTAATGTCTAATGCCATAATTTATTTAATTGTTTAATTGTTAATTAGTTAATTATTTTAACCGAATCACTCGACTCGGTTTATAACCAACCTAAAATCAGTGTACACTAGGTACAAACTGAAATCAAGTCAAAAATATATATCAAACTTCGGAGATAGAAAACAGTTTTAATGGAACTATTTTTACACCAATTTCATTGGTCAAAATAATACTGTTTTTATATAAATCCCAATTTAATTGAAAACTTTTATCAAATGTGCCGTTGTTTTCGTCGGCGATTAACTTATTCATTGCATTAAGAGTATACAATGTATTTGTTTGTTTTTTTCTATGAATACTTATGGTGCCTTTATAACGATTAATTTGATCACGTTTTTCTACGTTAAATGTTAAATACAATTCCCGCAAATTATTTTCATTAGCAAATATAAAGATCTTGTTATCAATCAAATTATATTGGTTCGATATTTCTTTTATGACCTCGGTATATTGTAAACTATTTGAAAATGTACAGAGTAGTTGTTTTTGTTCATTCATGGTTTATGATAATACATCAACAAACCCAGCAAAATTTGCGCCTTCTTTTGCAACGAAATCTACCAGTACTTTGTTTGTTTTTTTATTTATTATTTTAACACTAACTTTACCAGGTTCATTTACAATATCAATGTCAGAAAAATCTAAAGATGGATGTTTGTCTATTATTTGTGATTTACCGGCTTTAACCTGCTTTGGACCAACCAATGCCATTAAAAATTTAGTTTCTACATCCTCATATCCCATAATCTTTAATAAATTCTTAAGGAAAGTTTCTTTATTCTGGGGTGTTGATTTGTAAAAAGAATTAAGTTTATTAGCTACCTTTTCTGCTAAATATTGATTCAATGGATATCTTGCTTCTTCACGATCTGCTCTTAAAGATTTAATATAATCTTCATCTTCGCCATCAGCTTTTGCATGTTTAACAGCAAGATTTGTTTCCTTAGCAAGTTTGTCGAGTTGTTTAAATTTTGGATCAGATAATAGTTCTTTTGTAAATTTAACAGCTTCATCGTCTCCACACAAATTTCTCACCAAACTTGTTTTGGTGCTATTTGCCAAATTAACATTTTTTGTTTGATACATCTTGAGACTATATGCGTTCAAAATCTCTTCACCTGAGATTTTTTTCACTTTTAATCTTATATCAGCTTTAAACTCAGCTCCTTGTAAGAATGATTTATTATCGAGAAATATCTGTAGTATATTACCTTTGTTACTACCCACGGAATTTATAATGTAACTCGCCATATCATTACTTGCCAATGATATTACAGATCGGATTTCTTCATATTTAGATCCAGCTGCAGTTTTTAATTTATTGTCCCAATTTTTTACTATAGATTCTAGTTCTGGGATATATTGTTTACCCTGTGCATCCAATTGAACAACTTTCATAACAGTTCCCTCATTTAAACTTTCGGTTAACACGACATCAACAGGAGTTTCATTTTTTTCAATCACATACTTTACAGTTAAAGCTTCATTATAATTTCCTCTTATAGCTTCGATTGCTCCTTCTGTTTGTACAGATTGTGGAGATTCTATTCCACTCTTATCTTTAGCTATAGATGCCGGAATCG